AGCAGACTTTGCTGACCTGTCATTTCAAAACGTTACTTTGACAGCTAGAGGAGCTTTAATTTATAACACATCATCTGCAACTACTAACTCTGCAGTTTGTGTTTTAGATTTTGGTGGAGATAAAACAGCTACTTCAGGTACGTTTACAGTTCAGTTTCCAGCACCAACATCAACAGCAGCGATTTTAAGAATCTCTGGTTAAATAGGAGGTAACCTCCTATGGCATCAGGAACTTGGAATACTGGCTCTTGGGGTCAAAACCAATGGAACGATAATGCGAATCCAACGCCTATCGTTACAGGCTTTGGTATGTCTGCAGCACTCGGAGACGAGTCAAGTTCAACTGAAGTTAATGTAGGTTGGGGTAGACAAGAATGGGGTCTTCAAGGTTGGGGTATAGCCGGTACTCTTATTCCTACAGGTATTTCTGCAACATTTAATTTAGGAAGTGTTACTACATCAGCTGATGCTAACACAGGTCCATCTACAAATAACAATCAAACATTAACGACCGGTCTTGGAAGCGTAACAGCTTTTGGTTTAGCTCAAGTTTCACCAACAGGTATTCCACTTACAAATAGTTTAGGGACAGTAGATGCGGGTCCTGATGCAATGGCAGTTGGTATCGGAGCTACTATGGGTCTTGGTACTGTTGAAGCATTTAACAATGAAGGTTGGGGTAGACTTGGTTGGTCAATAAATGATTGGGGTGATGCTGGAAGTTCTGTGCAAGCAGATGTTTCTGGAATTGCAATGACTGGAGCTTTAGGAACTCCAACAGAAATTACCGGTGGTGCAACTGTTGTTGCTAATACTTTAAATGTAGCTCAATTAACTTTAGGTGCTGTCGATCCTGCACCTGACGCAGCAATAACTGGAAACTTCATGATAGGTGCTTTAGGTACTTTAGGATTTTCAGGTAGTGTTTCTCCTAGTGTAACAGGTTTTGGATTAAGCGCTGCTTTAGGTAATGAGACAATAGACTTAAATCAACAAGTCAATGTTACTGGAAATCCACTATTAGCAAGAGTTGCTTCAGTATCTGGATTTACAGATGTTACTGCAACTTTTAATGGTTTTGGGTTGACTGCAACAGTGGGAAGTGGTAATGCTCTTATCTGGAACGAAGTAAATACAGGTTCCGCTCCAATAGATCCTCCAGGCTGGAGAGAGGTCGTTGCATAAAGAGTTTGACACTAACTCTTTATTTTTATAAAATAAACGATATAAGGAATTTAATATGGCGAATTCAACATCAGCAAGTTTAAAACTTACAGTTCAAGCAACCGGTGAAAACTCGGGAACTTGGGGACAAATTACAAACACTAACCTTTTAATTTTAGAACAAGCAATTGGTGGTTATGATACTTTTAATATAACCAACGCTGCTAGATCTTTAACTTTTACTAATGGTGCTCTATCAAATGGTAAAAATGAAGTTATAAAATTAACAGGAACTCTAGAATCTAATTTAACAGTTAGTATACCTAATTCAGTTGAAAAAACATACATTGTTGAAGATGGATGTAATCATGCTAATTTTACATTAACTTTTAAAACTGCATCTGGAACAGGTGTTGCTTTGTGTGAGGGCCACACTTACACATTATATTCAGACGGAACTAATGTCGTAAAAGCAGGTGAACTTAAAAAATGGAGAGCTATTTCTGCAGCAGAAACAGTTCAACCTGGTGCTCAACTTTTAGTAAATACAAATGGCGGAGCAGTTACAGTAACCCTACCAGCGTCACCATCTGCTGGTGATGAAGTTGCTTTTATAGATCAAGGATACGATTTTAATACTAACGCATTAACTGTTGGTAGAAATTCTTCTAATATAGCTAACGCAGCGTCAGATCTTGTAGTTAACACTCAAGGGGCTGGTTTCTGTTTAGTCTTTTCAGGAGATGCAACAACAGGATGGACTTATAAGGAGAAATAGAATATGGCTGCTAGAGGAAAATGGACAATAATATTTGATGATAAAAAAATAATAAAAAATTTTAATGAAGGAGCTGAAGAAGGTATTGGATATAAAATTGATGATGATGCTTTTTGGAGCCAATCTAAGTTTTCAAATATTTGGGCTATTCAACAAGGAGCATCTGTAACTTCAGATGAGGTAGAACACAGAGATACAACACCTCACACATCGTATGCTGATGCAAATCTTGGTGACATTAGTCAGTTTTCTAGTAAATGGGATTCAGCTCACTTAGATCAATTACAATCTGATTGGGATAATGATAATTTATATAACGAAGACGGTAGCGTTTCTGAAACTGAATCTGAAAAAATTGCTAGATTAGGTGCAAGGCCTACGTCTTATTCTTCTTAGGAGGGAGAATAAATGGCAAACTACGAAGCAACTAGATATGATTTTGATGGTGCTAACCTTACGGGTATTGAAGGAATTCCTACAGCCACAATTATACCTTGGTCAGATTCTTCTGTTCCAACAGGTTTCTTAGAATGCAATGGAGCTGCAGTATCTAGATCAACTTATTCTGCCTTATTTGCAATCGTAGGTACAACCTATGGAACTGGAGATGGCTCTTCTACTTTTAACGTTCCAGACTTACAAGATAATGTTCCAGTTGGAAAATCTAACAATAAAGCAATAGGTTCAACCGGAGGAGCAAATACAGTAGCTAAAACAGGAAACGTCGGCGGTTCAACTGCTAACGCAACTTTATCAACTGCACAACTTGCTTCACACACTCACCCTAGTGGACTAACTCTTTCTCCAAATCCAGATGGAGGAACAAGAGCTGGTGGACTTTTACAAGGAAAAAATTTAACGAATACAGGCAGCACTGGTTCTGGGGATGGTCATTCTCATAACATGAGTGCAAATTTTACGGGAGATGCAACTTCAGTTCTTCAACCTTATTTAACAATAATTTATATAATAAAAACTTAATATGTCTAATTACGAAGCAACTAAATATGATTTTAATGGAGCAAACCTTACAGATATTGAAGGTATTCCAACAGCAACTATAATACCATGGTCTTCTGCTTCAGTGCCAACAGGTTTCTTAGAATGTAATGGAGCAGCAGTTTCAAGATCTACTTATTCAGCTTTATTTGCAATCATAAGTACAACCTATGGAACTGGAGACGGTTCGTCTACTTTTAATCTACCAAATTTATCTGATAATGTAATTGTCAGTAAATCTAATAATAAAAATTTGGGTTCAACTGGAGGAGCTAACACTGTAGCAGCGACTGGAAATGTAGGCGGTAGTACATCAAACCACAGTGTATCCACTTCTGAACTTGCTTCTCACTCTCATAATCAAGGTAGTGGCGGTGGAGCTAATATAATTCAAGGTGGTTTACCTAAACCAAGAGGTACTACTACAGGCAGTACTGGCTCTGGAAGTGCTCACTCTCATAACATGAGTGCGAACTTTACTGGAGATGCGACTTCAGTTTTACAACCTTATTTAACCGTGTTATATATTATTAAAACTTAGTATTATGTCAAATTACGAAGCAACTAAATACGATTACACTGGAGCCAATCTTTCTGGAATTGAAGGAATTCCTACAGCAACTATTGTGCCGTGGTCTTCTTCATCAATTCCAACAGGATTTTTAGAATGTAATGGAGCAGCAGTTTCAAGATCTACTTACTCTGCATTATTTGCAATCATAGGTACAACTTATGGAACTGGAGACGGTGCATCTACTTTTAATGTTCCAGATTTACAAGACAATGTAACAGTTGGAAAATCAAATAACAAAGCTTTGGCTTCAACGGGTGGTGCAGATACAGTTCAATCATCAGGTAATATTGGCGGATCAACAGCGAATGCTACTTTATCGACTGCTCAACTTGCTTCTCATTCTCATTCTCAAGGGGGAGCTAATGAAACTCACTCGGACCCTGGAGGAAGAGGTGCTTCATCTATAGGTAACACTGGAAGCACAGGTAGTGGTGCAGGACACTCTCATAATTTAAGTGCAAACTTTTCTGGAGATGCCACTTCAGTTGTACAACCTTATCTAACAGCAGTTTATATTATAAAAACTTAATTACAGAAAAATTTGAATAGTTTTTCTAGGTATAATGGGATTCATTATAGGGGCAACTTTGTGATCAAACGGAGATTTTATAATAACAATTGAATTTCCTACTAAAGGAATAAAACCTTTAGAATATGTATCTTTAAATAATAATTCTCCTCCAAATAAATCATTCCACCTATGATTTATATAATAAGTAATTCCATATTGATGTTTTCCATCATCATGCCAATTAATACCAGAGCCATCAGTCATTGAATGAATCACAGGATTAAATTTATTTATTTTTACTTTATAAAAAGGATTGTTCTCTAATAGTATTTTAATTTTTTGAAGTGGTTTATAATTTGTTTCTAAATCTGTTCTTTTAACAAATTTTTTGTGACCATATTTTAAATCTTTATGCCATCTATTTTTAGTAGATTCTAGCTTAATTAATTTACTTTTAAAAATATCGTAATGAATTTTTTTGTATGTAGAGTAATCTAAAAAATTTTGAATATAATAAAGTTTATTTGGTATTTGATATACTAATTTCATGAATGTAAAAAACAATTAATAGAATATCTAGTTCCTTTTGTTATTGGTTCAGTTCCATGAATCCAAATAGGTTCCGCAGGAAATATCATAGCATCTCCTGTTTTAAAAGAATGTTTTATTTGACCATTAAAAAATCTAAACTCTCCACCTTCATAATCTTCATTTAAATTTAATGTACAAGAGGCTCTTATTGAACCATTAACATCACAATGATCTTTTATAAATTGTCCTTTATCATATTTTAAAATACGTACATTGTGTGAGTTTGCTATTAAATTATTAGTAAATGTTGGACATATTGTTTTTTGAATATGTAAAACATAATTAGTTATCATTATTGATATATATTTTTTGGCTAAATTTAAAGGTTTTATAAAATTTTTATCTTCCAAAGATAGTTTAGTTAAATCAATACATTTAAAATTATCTTCTTCATGTTCTTTAGTTTCATACTTATAACTAGATTCTGTATATGCATGTTTGGAATTATTTTCATAAACATCTATAAAATATTTACAAATATCTTTTGCTACTAAATTATCTACATGAAATTTAAGATCAGTAATTTTGTTATTAAAAGACACTTTATTTTTTTATTTTTTCTAAATTAAAAGCAAAGCAAATTCTTTTTTCCATTCTGTTTTCTGGTAAAACATAATGTAATAAATGATATGGAAATATTAAAAAATCAAAAAGTGTAGGTTTCATTTCAAAGGTATCTGAATCTCTTGCAAAATGAATATTATTATTTTCACTAGAAAGATAAAATACTCCGGAATGAGTTACTTCATCTCCTGAATGAAAGTGCGGTTTATTGTATGAATCATTACCTAAAACATTTAACCAGGAATGATAAATTTTTAAATTAAAATTAATACTTAAAAAATTATTTAAATTATCTATTAATTCTTTTTTTCCATCAAAATTATCATGAAATTGAAATCCTTTTACACAAGATTTTTTAATAAAGTTTTCTTTTTTGTCGTAATTATTTTCTACAAATAAAATAATTTTTTTATGTAAACTAAGAGGTATAGGAAATTTACAATGTGTAACAGGCAACGCAAATAAACTATATGTGTTTATCATTATTTTAACATCATCCAAGAAGTTAATATATATTTTTCACTTGATAAAGGTGGATTACCTCTATGTAAGTAAGGAAAGGCAGCAGGCCAAATAACTATTCTACCTGTTTTAGGTTGAACTCGTTTAGAAAAATGTAAAAATTCAGTTTCTCCACCCTCTTTTACATCATTTAAATATATGGAAAAAACAAAAGCTCTTGGTTCATTTTCATAACCTTTACCATGTTCTATATGCCATACATGATATCCTTCCGTAGGTAATGTTTTTTGAATTTTTAAAGAAGTAAAATGAAAAGGAACTCCATAAGCTTCGTCTGCTCCTACATTTTTAACATAATGATTCCAAGCAATATCAAAATTTAACATCATTGGTTTTAAACTTTCCCACCAAACTTCTACATTATTTTGTCCTGCAAAATATTGTTGATCTTGTTTTTGTAGTATTGATGCTTTTTCAAAACCTATTCTATTAATTGTATTATTAAATTTGTTTTGATCTTCATATAAATTAATTGCTTTATTACATTCTTGCTCTGTAATATAATTATCATAGACTCCAATAAAATTAGTAATATTTACAGTTTTTTCCATTATAATATTGATCCTTTCATTCTCTATAAAACTAATATATAACACAATTATGGCCTTAAAAAAAGTAGATTTTGCACCTGGTTTTAATAAACAAAGCGTACCCTCTGCTCTTCCTGGACGATGGGTGGATGGAGATTTTGTACGTTTCAGATATACTGCACCTGAAAAAATAGGTGGTTGGGAACAATTAACTGCTGCCTCTAAAACATTACCTGGCGCAGCTAGAGCACAATTGACATGGACTTCATTGGCAGGCGAACGTTACGCAGCTATCGGCACCTCTCAAGGTTTATTTTTATATTATGGTAATGATTTTTTTGATATCACTCCATTAGATACAGCTATTACTGGATGCACGTTAACTACAGTTAATGCGTCAAGAACCGTAACAATTAATAAAGGTTCACATGGTTTAGAAGTTGGAAGATATGTAACTCTTTCATCTGTTACGGTCACGGGAGCATCAGACTTTACAGCAGCAGAATTAGAACAACCATATGAAATATTGACTGTACCTGATGTAGATAAATTCACTGTTCAAGCTTCACGTGCTGAAGGAGGAACTGGTATGACAGCAGCAGGTGCTGTAACTGTTAATCCTTATGTTGAAGTTGGACCAACGACACAAACAACAGGTTATGGATGGAGCACGTCTACGTGGGGAGCTTCTACTTGGGGAACCGAAAGATCTACAAGCACAGTTGTGTTAGACCCAGGAAATTGGAGTCTAGATAATTTTGGTCAAGTATTAGTTGCAACTATATTTAATGGCAAGACATTTACATGGGATGCTGGAGCATCGGGTGCTAGAGGCATTAGAGCATCATTAACTACATCAGGTTTTTCTACTTCTGCTAATCCTACAGCTAGCAGATTTACATTAGTTTCAGATCGAGACAGACATTTATTTCATTTTGGAACTGAAACAACTATTGGTGATACAACTACACAAGACCCCATGTTTGTAAGATTTTCTAATCAAGAGGATTTAAATACTTATCTACCAACTGCTACCAACACCGCAGGTACATTTAGATTAGATACCGGCAATGAAATTAGAGCAGCTTTACAAGGTAAAGATTATGTTTTTGTTTTAACAGATAACGCTGCTTATGTAATTCAATTTGTAGGTCCACCTTTTACCTTTAGTGTTAGACAAGTTGGCACTAACTGTGGATGCATAGGACAGCATGCAGCTTCTTATGTTAATGGAGCAATATATTGGATGTCTAATGAAGGAGGTTTTTTTATGTACGACGGTACTGTTAAAGCTTTACCATGTTTGGTTGAAGACTTTGTATTTACTGCACAAAATGGAGATTTAGGTTTAAACTTTAATTCAGCAGATGTAATTTTTTCTTCACCAAATTCTTTATATACTGAAGTAAATTGGTTTTATCCTAAACTAGGATCTGAACAAATTGATCGATGTGTAACTTATAATTATCAAGAAAATGTTTGGACTACTTCATCTTTAGATAGAACTAGCTATGCTGACCAGGGAGTATTTGATAAACCTTATGCAACAGATTATGAATCAACAGCCACTCCGGTATTTCCAACTATTTTAGGAATTACAAATCTATATGGCGCTAGTATTTATTATGCGCATGAA